ACCTAAACCTGAATATGATGCGTCTAATCAAAGACAAATTATGGATGCTTTGGCTACACTCAAAAATCAACTTAATTTTTCTTTTCAGACAGATTTTAAAAACGAACAAGATACTTTTAACTGGTTTATTTCATGACAATACAATATAAGAATCAAGGTTTTACTTTAGCCAGTACCGATGAAACCTCAGTGTTAACTGCACCTAGTGATGCAAGATTATTAATTAAACAGATCCAAGCAGTCAATATACACAGTAGTGCTGTTACATTAACAACTAAATTAACAGATACCTCAGCATCTGCTACACACACGATTGGCAATCAAGATATAGCTACGGTAAGCACGACAGATATTATTACGAACACGCTTGTATTAGAAGAGGGTGACATACTTAAAATGACCGCAGAAACAGCAGCTAAAATATCAGGTGTTATTTCATACGCTCAAATTGACCGATCTCAAGAAAATGGTTAAAATACAGCCATGACGATTACTATTGATTGCGAAGCAAAAACAAAAATAACTAATAAAAAGTCAGGCTTAGAATATTCTTCTGAAGAAGAGGCTCAAGCAGATATAGCGGATGCTGGTACTTCTACCAAAGAAGAAGACATTAGGCGTGATGTAACCATTATTGTTCCAAAACTAGACTTGTTTGGGGAGACGAATGAGTGAGCCTAAAGGCGGCACAGAATTACAATTAGGCTTTCTTCAAAAGTATGTAGATAACGAGTTACTTGATCACTTTCAAATCTGCACCTCTATACCGGGCAAAGTTCCTATTGATAAAAACAAAATAAACATCTTGTGGCAGAAAAACAACTACAATCAACCTAACATACAACCCTGGTTTAGTGATAAAAAGAATCACGATCAATACGATTGGTATATATTTAACTCTCATTGGAGTGCAGAAAAGTATCGTATGATGTATGGATTACCGCTTGAAAAATGCCATGTTATTAAAAACGCTATTTCACACTTTCCAGAGCGTCAGCCTTACAAAGAAGGAGATAGGTTAAGATTAATTTTTCAACCAACACCTTGGCGTGGTCTTAATGTTTTGTTAGGTGCCATGGATCTTCTGAAAGATGAAAACATAGAATTAGATGTGTATAGTAGTTGCAATTTATACGGTAGTGAGTTTGCTAAAAATAATGATGAAACTTGGAAAAAACTGTATGAACAAGCTAGATCTCTCCCTAATGTAAATTATCTAGGTAATCGTCCAAATGAATTTATTTTGAATAAGATCACTAATTATCACATGTTTGCCTACCCTTGTATTTGGGAAGAAACTTCTTGTATATCAGCAATTGAGTGTATGTCAGCAGGTTTGTATACAATTACGACAAACTATGGTGCATTGTTTGAAACATGTGCTGATTTCCCAGTTTACATAAATTATGACAAAGACTACAAAAAATTAGCTTACAAGTTTGCCTATGCAATTAAACACCTTATGTGTCAACTGCATAGAGATTACGCTCAAGATCATTTAGAATTACAACAAAACTATATGAAGCGTTTCTACAGTTGGGATAGTAGAAAAACACAATGGACAAATTTTTTAATTGGTGCTAAAGGTGCAAAAAAATAACATATCAATATATTTAGCAACACCTGTGCATAGTGAAGTGTCTATACATTATGTTCAAAGTATATTAGACTTTCAAAAAGAATGTCTTGTGAATAACATAGACATTACAGTACAGATGATGAAATCATCACTTGTCACCCAGGGTCGTAATTTATGTGTGGCGGGTTTTTTAGAAAGCGGTATGTCACATTTATTGTTTATAGATAGTGATATAGCCTTTACCATTGATAGCATATGGAAAATGCTTGAGGCTGACAAGGATGTCATTTCTGTACCTTATCCACTTAAACACATTAAGTTTGACCGACTCATTGCTAAGATACAAGCGGGTGATGTGACCACAGCCAAACAAGCTCATGTCAATTGTAATACCTATCCTTTGCGATTAGAGGATGAAGAGGATATTAAAGTTGAAGGTGATGGTGTCATTGAAGTCACTCATGCACCCACTGGTTGTATGCTTATCAAAAGGAATGTATTTGAACAAATGATCAAGGCTTATCCCGACACAGAAATTACACAAGAGACCATTGTTGATGGTAGATTACAGAAAAAACCTTATTTGTATAACTTTTTTGACACATATCATGACAAAGAATCCAAACATTTTTTAGGTGAGGACTTTGCTTTTTGCCGTTTATGGCGTAATTTAGGCGGAAAATGTTACTGTTATATAATGGATTACATAACACATGTAGGAGAATTTCAATATACAGGTCGTTTGTGGGATGAAATGAGACCAAGTAGTGTTGAAGACCCTACTAAATAAGGGTAAACTTAGTAATATATATATATATTAGGAGTTGTTAATGTTACCTCAAATTATCGCTGGATTAGCAAGTTTCGCTGTAGCAAAAATGTCTGGTGCCTCAACAAGAAATGCTTTGATATCTGGACTGACAGGTGGAGTTTTTTCTGGTGGTATACAAGCATTGTCTGGTCTTGCTGGAACAACAGCTGGTGGGGTAACCGCTACTGGCATACCTTTTGATCCAGTTACAGGCATGGTTACTGCTGCAGGACAAGAAGGCACAAAAGCAGCAACATCTGGAATTAGTGGTTTTCTTACAAAACAATTTGCAGAAAACAAAGAACTTGCAAAACAAGTAGCTGGTATGGGACAAGGACTTAATAGGTATAATGTTGCATATCCAGCTATGGCGGCTGCAATGACTACCAAATTTGATGATTATAATCCACAATTTCAAGGTATTTCTGATATAGATGCAGACAAAAGAGCTGAAGAGTATGGCAAAGCATATGCACAAATGAAGCCTATCATTCAAGGAAGAGAATATACTTTTGCTGATAGAGACTACTCAGTGCCTTATAAAGATATAGTATTTGGTAGCCCAGTGGCTACTGCAAACCAAGGTGGCATCATTAATGCTTTACCAAAATACAATCAAGGTGGGGTAAATTATCTACCAAGTAAAATTGACCACGATGAAAAAGATATTAACAACTATGTCAGAGCTCACGGTTATGTTGAAGACGGCTCTGGTAACGGTGATAAAGATGAAGATACCATGTTAGCACAACTTGCCGATGGTGAGTTTGTGTCTCGTGCAGATGCTGTCCTAGGGGCAGGCATCATGGCAGGTGCAAATCCTGAGGACTTTAAAGAAATGCGTAAGAAAGGAGCTGCATTTTTCTACAATCAACAGGATCAGATGAAACGAATTTATGATCTTATAAATGCAAACTAAGTTTATTAAATTTACTAAGCATGAAGTAGAAAAGATATGGCCTTTAGCAAAAGATTTAGTCCAACTGGCATGTGATACAAACGGTGCTTTTAATTCAGACGATATAAAAGACCTTTGTAGACAAGGAGCCATGCAACTTTGGTTAGTTGTTTCTGACTCCGATACAGTTCTTGCTACAGTTGTGACTGAACTTAGGAGTTATCCTAACTATAAAGTCTGTGATGCTCGTATTGTCACGGGAACGCAGATGGAAAAGTGGCACCACCACGTTAGTGATTTAGAAAAGTGGGCTAAAGGAGAGGGTTGTAAAAAAATGGAGTTGTATGCAAGACCGGGATGGGAAAAAATTATGAAACCAAAAGGTTATAAAAAAACACATGTACAAATAGAGAAAGAGTTATGAGTATAAATATAGAAAAACTTAGTATAAATGAAAAGGTAGAGTTGTTTGAGAAACTCTATTCTGATATCACGGCTCACGGAACAAATGGTGATGTGCATTTAGCACACATTAATGAATACGAAAGAAAACTTCTTATTGCACATGGTGGTTGTGGCACAGTCAATAATGAGACCGGGCTTAAACAATACTTTGGTGGTGGTGGTTCTAGTGGTGGTGGATCACCAGAAAGACAAACTACAATTACTCGTGAAGCACCTGAAATTGAAGCTCGTAAATTAGCTTTGTTTGATATTGGTGCAGACTTAGCAAGTACACCTGTAAATATTCCTGAGTTTCAAGTCGCAGGACCTAGTCCTTTAGAACAACAAGCATTTACTGCTGCAGCACAACCTGGAATAGGACAACCGTTAGTGCAACAAGGTATAACCAGTGCGTTAAATGCACAACAAACAGCAATGTTGCCCCCAGACATTAACGCCTTTATGAACCCATACATGGATAATGTAATTGGTGAAATACAAAGACAAGGTCAAATACAAAGACAAGGTATTGCAGCAAACGCTATACAGTCAGGTGCATTTGGTGGTGGCAGAGAAGGTGTGCAATTAGCAGAACAACAAGGTCGTGAACTTGGCACTATTGGTCAAGCACAAGCGGCAGGTTTTGGTCAAGCGTTAAGTGCAGCACAAGCTCAACAAGCAGCACAAGTAGCGGCACAACAAAATGCTGCCAAACAATTGTCTGGCTTTGCTGGTCAACAGCAACAAATGGCTCAAGCTGATATACAACAAGCTGCTCAATTAGGTCAAGCTCAAAGAGGTATTGGTCAAGCCGCATTAGAAGCACAGAGACAAACAGAACTGGCTAGAGCGTATGAGCCGTATCAAAGAGTTGAGTTCCAAAAAGGTATTATGACAGCGTTGCCAACCGCAGCGAGTCAAGTTACACAAGCAGCATCTCCAAGATCTAACCCACTTGCACAAACAGTTGGAACAGGATTGGGTGCGTATGCTGCGTTTAGTGGCTTACCTAAATCAGCATAGGTGACAGATGAAAGATAAAGTATTACAACGCAAGATGTTTAGAGAGAAAGCACTAAAGAAATATGGTGGCGATATGTTGCCTAAATACAAAACAGGTGATTTAAATGTGACTGAAAAACCACAGGGCAAACTTGATTCTGGATTAGCTAGTTTAAGAAAAGTATTTGGTAACAACTTTTTAAATGTCACAGGAGAAGACAAAAATACATCATCTTCAGCAGGTCAACCTTATAATTCAAAACAAGCGATGGTACTTGCTATAGCAGGCCAACTATTACAAGCACAACAAAGACCAGGTGAGAGTATGTTCTCTGGTGTGGGTCGTGGTGTGGGTAAAGCCCTTACTGAAGACTTTCCTGTTATTCAAAAATTAAGTTTAGAGGATCGTGCTGCAAGAACAAAAACAGGAAGTTTAAATTTAGTAAAAGTTACTGATTTAAGTACAGGAGAGGAAGAAAAACAAATTCCATATAACGAATATGTATTAGACCAACAACAACCAGAACCAAGGTACATGTTTGGAAAATCAGAAAAATATACTTTAGGTGCAGATGTTTCTGGTTTAGGTAAAAAAGGAGACAACAGAAGTTTAAGTGCTCCTGCAAGAATATATTATTTAAAAAATTTAGGTGCTGAAAAATTTGCTAAAACCTTTTTGCCTTATGATTCAAGTGCTTTTAAATATGATGAATACATTGCAAAACTAAGAGCTGATGAGTATTCAGAGCAATTAAAAGAAGATAATAAGGGTATAAGTGCAGACATTAATAAAAAAAGCACTTTTATTGATTTAGCTAGTAGGCTAGAGGATACTATTTCTGGTGATGGTTTTAGTGCTACTTTAGGGTCTGTCGGAGGTGCACAAACTTGGTTAGATAACACGCTGTCTGGTCTTAATACTGCAATTTCTGAAAGAGGTGTTTTTGGAGTTTACAGAACTAGCGAAGATCTTAAATACGGTGATGCTATGGACATAGAAAGTGATTTAGAAGCTATCCGTAAAAATAAAGATTTAAGTAAAGCTGAAAAAGAAAAACAAATTGAAGACTACATTACAAACTATGAGGATAGTAAAGGTAATCAATTATCTTCACAAAGTGGTTTTGGTTTAACTAAAACAGGTATTAAACAATTTGCGGTTTTAGACGCTAAGGCACAAACTTTAGTTATTGAATTAGCTTATGCTCTTGCAAAAGCTAGAGAAGAAGGTGGAAGATTTAGTGTAAGTGATATTGAATTAGCGATGCGATCTGTGGGTAATGGCAATAGCCGTGAACAAGCTTTAGCTAAAATAGCTGAAATTAAAAAAACAGCTGTTAACGATGTGGTTACTAGATATTTTAATCATGTTGATTATAGAAAATATTTAAGTGAAATAAGAGCAGGTAAAATGACAGAACAAGCAGCATTAGAAGAAATTGCAAAGGCTGACCCTAGAATTATTCCTTATATTAAACCGTATTTAATAGGTAAAGGTTTTGTTAATGAAGAAGATGATGGTATTAAACTATAGATAAAAATTATGGCAGATAGTAAATATACAAATCAAGAAATTAAAAGTAAAGATATTCTTAACATTCAAAGTGAACAAGATGTTATAGATAAATATCCTTGGATGTTTGAAAAGTACGGCAACGAAGATGCAGTTATGTTTAAAATACATGATGCTAAACAGCGTATTACTAAAAAAAATATTGATATATTTAAGTATATGGAAGGCTACAAGGCTAATAATTCTTTTACTAATTTGTCAGAATTTAGAAAAAAATATGGTAATGATATGGATATACCTGCTGATAATATAAAAGCAAGTAATATGATGTATCAAGTTTTAAGGCAAAATGTAACTGACAATAGTAATTCTCTTTTAATTCACAAAAATCTTCAACCAAGTGACAAACTTAGATCTCTTAATATTAATTTTGTTGATTATGCAAATGGAGTTGATCCAGTGCTTGAAAGCGAAAGTAACATTAAAAGAAATATAGCTTTTGATTTAATTGACTATCAAAAGAAAATTTTAAATCCAGGTCTTAGAAAAAGATATTCTTATGAGCAAATAGCTGAATCTTTTGGTTATGATTTAAGTAAAACACCTGTACTCATAAATGATATTGAATTTGCAAAAAGTTTTATGAATCAAAAAACTACAAAAAATCTTGCTGCACAAAATACCATTAATAAACATTTTAGAGAACTTACAGGTAATCCAAATCTTAAAGTTGAAATGTCTATGGATGATAACTTAGATGAATTAACTTTTGTAAATCCAATAACTCAAGAAACACAATTAGTCCGTAACTCAAATACACCGGGCATTGAAAGTTTGTCTGGAAGTTCTTTACCTATTGCGTTTGATTTAGCAGGTATGGGAACGATAGGCGGTGGTGGTAGTGTTATGGTCAATTTAGTAAGAAATGCTATTTTAAAAAAAGTACAAGATAAAACTATACGAACATATCTTACTAAAACTGTAGGTGGCTTAACAAAAACTGGACTTTACGCTACAGGTTCTGGGTATGGTGATGGTTTAGGCGAGGCAATAAAATTAGCTTATGCAACACAAATACTTGATCCAGATGCAAAGGTTGAAGATTTTAGTAAAGTTTTTAATAGGACAGTTAACGATAAAGCAATTCAACCTTTACTAGACATATTAACAGAGGGCGTTCGTAAAGGGGAACTAGATAGAGAAGATGTGGTAAAATTTTCTGGAGATGCTGCTTTATTTACTGGCGTAATGGATTTGTTTTATAGGGCAGGAAGAGGTTTTGGTACTTTATTAAAAGGTAGTAAAGTTACCCCTGAAGAGTACGGATTTTTAACAAAAAATATAAAAGAATCTGAAGAACTTGCAGATTTTATGAACAATGTTTCAAAAGAAATTAGGGGTAAATATAAAAATTTAGATTTTCCAGATAATATAAATTTAAAATACACTTTAGCTGAAGGGTCAAGAAGACCTGAGTTTTTATTTCGACAAGCGGTTCAAGCATCTTTAAGTAAAAATATTGATGCTTTTGATTTACAAAAAATTACACAAATGAAAGCATTAAATAATATTTTTAAAACTTACATAATGGGTGCAAGTAAAAAAAATATTGAAATCACTAGGCAAATTGTTGATCAGGGTGGTGATTTTGCAACAACAAAATTAGGAAAAGATATCCAAGGAATTATTAATGATTATAGAGATCCAATTAAAAGAGCAAAATTAGATAAACTTGCAAAAAATTATGATGAAGTTAATGATATAACATTGGGGTATCCGACAAGTAAGGCAAGTCAAGAAACAGAATTAAGAAAACCTTTAGAATTAGTTTTTGATAAGTTTTATAAAGATGTAAATGAACTTTACGATAATATAAAACTTGCCTCTCAAGTTACTAAAGTAGGAAAAATACCAACTAATAACTTTTATAAAGCAATAGGAAGTATTAAAAAAAGAGAAAGAGATACTTTAATTAATACATCAAATCCAGTTCAAGAATTGTTTAAAACCAAAAAAGAAGGAGTTTCTTTTGCAGTTTTAAGAAATACTAAATCTGATTTAATGAAACTTGAAAGGGATGGGTTCTTTCGTAAAAATTTTAGAGAAGGCGATTTTAAAAAATTAATTGATTCAATAGATGCTGATATGGAAGCTTGGGCTAAATCAAGTGAAAAAGGTAAAGCTAAAGATTTTATAACTGAAGAACGTGCAGTTGTTAATGATTGGGCAGAGGCAAGTAAGATATACAGCGAGGGTATCAATAATTTAGGCGGTGTGTTAAAAAGTGTTTTGAAAAAAAATTCTGCTGGGCAATATGAAGTTGCTGGTGAAAATGTATTTACAAGTACATTTAGATCAGCAGGTTCACAAAACCGTTTTAAAAATTTATTTGATTTAAAAAAAATAATGGATGATGACGCAGATTTTAAAAATGCGTATTTGACAGATTTAAGGGCTTTTTATAAAAGACAAGTATTTAAAGAAAAGCCAATTAAAACAAAAGCTGGAGATATAGAAACATTCGGCATAGACCCAACCGCACACAAACAGTTTATGAAAGATTTCGGAGATAACATTGAATATTTATTTCCTGAAGAGTATGCAAAATTAAATTCAGTAAAAGACAAGTTAAAAGTTTTTGATGACCGTATTCTAAAACATAATAGAGAGATAGATGAATTAAACATAGCAAGTGGCGGTAAAATAACTGAAATGAACCCAGAACTTATTTTACGAGATTTATGGGATCCAGAAGCTCCACAAAAATTTTTAGATGTTGTAAAAATTTTAAAACAAAGTAGCAATAAACAAATCATGGGTGATTTACAAGCTGGAATTTTAAGAAAGTTTCAAGCTGAAACTTCTGATAGGGCAGCAGATGCTGGTACGAATTTTTTCAATCCTTTGAAATATACAGATTTTATGAAAAAAAACGAACAGTTATTGACCATAGCAATGTCTCCAGAACAGATTAAATTTTTAAGAAGATTTGAAGTAGCTGTTGATATAGCGAACGATAGTATATCAAAACAATCAGCAAGAATGAGACAAGCGTATGGAGAATTAGGTCCTGAAGATATCTCTGTTGGTGCTCTTAGGTCTTTATACTTTAGACCACTGTCTGCAAAAGGTGTAGCATTTACAAACTTTTTAAATAATTACAGCGTTTTTCTAAATAATAAACTTGGGGATATTTTATTAGAACCTGATTCGAAAAAAGCTTTAGATAGATTAGCAAAACTTTATAATGCTGGTAAATATGGTGAAGCACACGAAGCTATAAAATCAATATTAAAATTACCTGCTACATATGAATTTTTAAAAGAGTATGTTCCTGCGGTAAAAGATAAAACAATAGAAAATATTACAGAGGAACAAAAAAACAGTATTTTTGAAAAAGTAAAAAAAATAAAAGATGAGGAACAAATTAGAAAAAATCAATCAAACTTATCTCAAGCACCAATTAATGTGGCACAAATAAAACCGCAACCACAAGGATCTGTCACTAATAATCAACAAAGACCTGTTGCCAGTGGATCTGTAACTGACAAACAACAAACACTCCAGGGACTAGCTTCGCTGGGTATGAACTACTTTTCGTAACATGATTAGGTTACTTATCAATCTATTCTTACTTATCTCACTGTTAAGTTTTAGTTCATTAATTTTCGGCAATGAAACCACAATCCGATATAAAGATCAACCGCCACCTTCGGCAATAAGTCCTGGGTTATCTATCGGCAGTGGTAATGATGTTTGTGTCGTAGTAAGAAGTGGTGCTGTGGGCACAGGTATTTTCTCTGGTAGTTTTGGTACCCATGTAAGAGACATGAATTGTGAGCGTTTAAAGCTCAGTAGGGGTTTAGCACAGCTTGGCCTCAAGGTATCGGCCACCGCAGTTCTCTGTCAAGACATCCGAGTATTTCGTGCAATGTTAGCTGCTGGGTCTCCGTGTCCAATAGACGGTTTAGTCGGTAAGGAAGCTAAAGCTAAGTATATAGAACTAGGTATTATCAATGACAAAAATCATATTATGGTCAATCCTAATGTTGTTCATGGTGGTGTTAACAAGCCACGCAGAAACGACTACGGACAACCTACTGAATAACGACAGCTTTACTACCGATACTTCTGATTGGGAGTTGTCTGATAATAATCAAAACAAAGTCAAGCGTGATCCAAACACCTATTCTGATTCTGCATCTAAAAGTATAAGATTTAGATATCAAGATGGTTACATTAGTCAAGATATAGACATGGATAAACTACCTGACAATCACATCGTCAAACAAATACACATGAACTTTCAAAGCATTGGTTGTGGTAATTCAGGCAGTCAATGGTGTAATGCTGGTGCTGATGATACGGTAACTAACACGGTTACCTTGACTTCAACTGATACCGCAGAAGTTATTAGCAATACAACTGCTGTGCCTTATGAAGATGGGTGGAGTGATTATTCTTTTACTGAAGATGTTACAGGTGATTTTAATACTGACAATTTAAATATAAACCTTAATGTTGCGGGAGACGACACAGGCAATAGCAGTAACTGGTATGGCCCAATTGTAGATAATATTAGTCTTACTTTAACTATTGAAGAATATATTGCACCTGTGATAGTAGAACCCATTGTAGAAATTGTTGTAGAACCGATTGTAGAAACTGTTATAGAACCTATTATAGAAAACACTGTGATTGAAGGTCTTAGTTTAGACACTGAAATTGTAACTGATGTAATAATTGATACTCCAGTGCAACCAGAAGTATCTGTAAATAATTTACCTGAGTTACCTGATTTACCCTCTGTTGAAATAGAAATACCAACAGTGATTGAAGTACCACAAGAAATTGAAATTGTAGAGGAGATTCCAGAAATACAAGAAATAGAAGTAGAGGAAGTTGCAGAGGTAACTGAAGAAGTAGTAGAACAACCAGAAGAATTAAAAGAAACTGACATGGAGGAAGATCTTGCTGAAAATGAAGAAGTTGAAGAAACAGAGAGCTCTGAAGAAGAAGAAAAAGCCGAATCAGAAGAAGAAACAGAAGTTGCAGAATCAAAAAATGAGCCTAAAGCTGAAACTAAACAAAAGCCTAAGCAATCTAAATCTCAAGTTTCTGAAACTACTAAAAAGAATACAGGGATTGAGCAAGTAGATATGGTCAATTTGATTGGATTGCAAGAAATACCGCAAACGATTACAATATTAGAAACAGTGTCACTGACACAGGAGATGATATATGAGCAAGACATTAGTGCTATCACCAGCGGTTCTACTTACGATAGTCTTATCAGTAGTTCCAGCAGCAGGTGGGTTCGTATGGTGGATGTCAGACCTAAGCACTCGTTTAGTGGCTATGGAAGGTAGTATAGCCAGTAGTGACACAGGTACATTAAATGACAGACTTACTCAAGCAGAAGAACGAATACAATTCAATATTGAAAACATTGATGATGTTTGGGAAAGCTTTGAGAAAATGGATACAGAAATGGGAGACATGGAAGATAAACTCTCTGCTTGGATGGAAAGAGAACTATCCAAAGTTTACGACATTATTAACGACAACCCCCTAGGCAAATGATTAAGATGGACACAAAAGTTATAACACAAGTTCTACCAATGTTGGTTTTGGTTGGCGTAGCCTGGGGTGCTAGTATGAACCGTTTGTATGCCGTAGAAGAAACACAAGAGAAGATGTCAGAAAAGATAGAAGATATTACCCGACTTAAAGTAGAGCTAGAATATATAAAAGTTCAAGTGCAAAAGAACAGCGAAAAATTAGATACTATTTTGGAGAAAGTAAAATGATTGGACTTATTGTTAATGGATTATCAAAAGCTGTGGGTGGTTATTTTGAACATAGTGCAAAGAAAGCTAAAGCTAAATCTGATTTAAAAATAGCAGAGATTGACGCAAAAACTGCTGTACAGAAGAAGGTTGCGGAAGGTAAGGTTGAATGGGAGACCACCATGGCAAAAGCCTCTGATGATAGCTGGAAAGACGAAGCTTGGACTCTCACGTTTATAGCCATTATTATTTTTAGCTTCATACCTTATTTTCAACCCTATGTTGCCAGGGGCATAGAGTTTTTAGGCACATTTCCAGAGTGGTTACAATGGTCAATTATGGCTAGTATTGGAGCCAGTTTTGGTTTAAAATCAATTGGTAAATTTACTAAGTAGGAGTTATTTAAATGAAAACTAAAGGTAATTCAAAAGTAATGAGAGCCAGAGGCGGTAAAATGGCTAAAGGCTACGCTAAAGGCGGAGCTAAAATGATGAAAGCTAAAGCTGGTAAAATGGCTAAAGGCTATTCTAAAGGCACGGGTAAAGGTGGTGTAAAACCAATGACCGTGGCTCAACTAAAAGCAGCTGCAAAAAGATTAGGGATGAAGGTTTCTAGAGCTTAAATTTGTCACATTTAATATCAAACATACCTTTAGTTTTAAAAGCTTGGGTAAGAAAAGAATTTACACACAACCATCGTGCTTATCATGGTGAGTTCCTACACTGTTATGTTATCGCAGTTAATTGTATTCCAGATCGTTGTTTAAGTTTTCAAGTTATCTTTACTGGTTGTGAAGACGAGGAGAATCGTTTAGAGAATCCTCATGGTGGTGCTATGTGGGCTCGTATGCCAATCACCGCCTTAGTTGAAGATGAACCTTTAGATCAGATGCCACCACCTATGCCAACACATATCGCTCAACCTTGGGATGTGTCCTCCAGGGATCATTCTATTGTTGTATTTGACAGAACAAGTTCTAGTCCTTGGTTGGCTCGTATTGAAGGTGAGTTTTACACCGCTAAGTATTATTTCACCGTGGACTACACTAATAGTGAAATAGCAGACGATCCAGCTCAACACAAACAATCTCATGTTCTAGCCTTGACTGAAGGACCCTGGAAAGGTTGTTTTGTAGCATTACCAAACAACAGAGTAAGAGTCACCTCTCCTGCTATGTGGGTCACGGGCAACGGACCACCTGATTTCATACCGTCACAATGGACACATAAAGCAGAAGCACATGACAGTTACATGGATTGGGAGTATACTTTTAACAACTTGTATGCACCTGAAGATAAAAACAAAAAATGAAAATTATCATTGTAGGTTACGGGTATGTCGGTAAGGCATTTGAATCTATTTTGTCTCCACATTACGAAATAGAAATTGTAGATCCGAAATATACTAATAATAAAATAAAAGAGGATAGTGATGCAGTCATCGTATGTGTGTCCACGCCACAGGGCAATGGCGGTGTTTGTGACATGCGTAATGTATACGAAGTGATTCGTGCTTGTCCCGATGTACCCATTTTAATCAAAAGCACGATTTCTTTAGAAGGTTGGAGACATTGCAAAAAAACTTATGAAAAAAAAATGGCTTTTTCACCAGAGTTCCTACGAGAAAAAACCAGTCTTGAAGATGTAAAAAATTGTGAACATGTGTTGATTGGTGGAGACGAAATACCTTTTTGGACAAAAATTTTTCAAAAAATATATTTTGCACCTTATGTTGAAGTATTTGAACCAGAAGAATTAATCCTGGGGAAATATTTTAGAAATAGTTTTTTAGCTTTGAAGGTGTCGTTTTTCAATCAAGTCTATGACTTATGCACAGCATCGGGTTTAGATTACAACCAAGTGAGAAAAGCGATTACCGGGGATCCACGTATCGGCAGTTCTCACAGTTTAGTAACCAAAGAGCGTGGTTTTGGCGGAAGTTGTTTAATCAAAGATATTAATGCTATTTATGCTTCAGCTTTGTATTTTTCCACAAAATTAAGTATTATTGAGGAAACAATTAAATACAACAAGACAATAAGAAATGAAAATAATAAGGAATGATACTTCTTTTACAATCACTGACTTTAAATTAAACCCAATATATAATTATAATCAGCTCACCAGGAATGATGAAAAGATTCGTACTTACAATGTAAAAGATAAAAAAGTACCTAGCGTTACAACAATATTGTCAGGCACTCAATCAAAAGAAAAACAACAGTCATTAGATCGTTGGCGTGAACGAGTGGGCTATACTGAAGCATCACGGATCACGGCTCAAGCTGCAAAGCGTGGCACAGAAATGCACTATGTTTTAGAACAATATATGAAGGGTCAAGGATATTTAAACCTGGGGTCAGAAGGTTCGCTACCAAGAATGATGGCACACACTATCGTAGAAAACTTAGCTAATCTTTCTGAGGTGTATGGAACAGAAGTAAATCTTGCGTATGAAGATAAATGGGCGGGTTCAACTGATTTGGTTTGTGTCTACAATGGTAAACCAACCATCGCTGATTTTAAACAATCAAACAAACCAAAAAGAGAAGAATGGATTGAAGATTACTTTTATCAAATCGCTGCATATTCTTTGGCTCACAAAAAACAATACGGTAAAATTTTACAAGGTTTAATTTTAATCTGTACTAAAGATTTAGTTTTTCAACAATTTCTTATGAATGAGGTTATGTTAGACGAATATGAGAAAAAATGGATGAATCGGGTAGAAAAATACTACCAAACCAACAAAAATCAATTCTAAGCCCTTTTACCGTACAATTTAGACGGTTTATTTATTTTATGACTAATTGGGTTAGGGTGCTTTAAAAAAGCTCAAATATAGCCTTGTAGAGGGCTATTATTTTCATAAATAGTTGTCAATTTCCTCTCCGAGCGTTTTTGACGAGATTTGTATTTTATTTTTTAAAGATTTAATAATTAGTTCATCCACTGTATTTTTACAGACCAAATCAATATATAAAACTTGTCCTTTTTGTCCAGCTCGGTGTGCACGATCTTCTGATTGCTGTCTATATTCTAAATTATAATTGTTACTATAATAAATGACTGTGTTGGCACTGGTAAGATTTATTCCGTAACCTGCGGTTTGTGGATTACCTACAAAAAATTTAACAGCATTGTCGTTTTGAAAACGATGATTAATTCCTGGTCTATCTTTTGCGGGTATCTTTCCATAGATGGCAACCACACTATCCGTGCCGTATTTTTTTTGTAAGGTCAAAATAATCTTTTCAATAGATCTAACATAATTTGCCCAAATAATTACCTTGCCACTAGTCTCTTCTAATATGTGTAAAAGTTCATCTAGTTTTGCTGATGGTAGATCTTTCTTCTGGCCATCGTCAGATGTATAAAAACCATCGGTCAACTCATGTAGTTTTAATATCTCTGTAAGTTTGTTGTTATAACTGATTTCATCGTTATGTATAATAGTCCTGGCGAACTCAGCTAACTGTGCATAAGCCTCTGCCTGATCTTTCTTCATACCAACAAATCTTTTTGTATATACTTTCGGTTTTAGATCTAAACAGTCTTTTTTCAATACTCTAAAAGAGTGTGCTTTTATTTTTGATTCTAATTCATCTAAGTTAATGTAATAGTTCGGTATGCTAATTCGTTTACCAGACGGCGACGGTATATCGTGCATCACACAGTATTTTGCTCTAAACACATAAAAATTATCTGTCCCTAATAGGTTTGGTTTTAAAAACTGAAACTGAGAAAATAAATCTAAAGGTGATTTGGTCACAGGTGATCCAGTCAGAATCCTACGGTATTTACTCATTTTACCTAGTTTAAGCAAAGATTTAGTTCGTTTTGCTGTTCTGTTTTTAATTGTAGTTGATTCGTCAAGCACCACCATGGAGTATACCCCATAGTATTTAAGAATTTGTTCAAGGAAACTTACTCCCGACTTATGGCTAAAAGCTTCTACATTCATAAGAATAAAATTTAATTTGCCCTCAGTGTATTTAAAACCTTTATCAATTTTATATACAAAAATCGAGTTAGCTACCGGGCAGTGCATATTTATTTCGTCTTTCCAATTTTGATATACAGAATTAGGTGCTATAACTACACACATTTTTATTTTATTTTGTTGGTATAAATACGCAGCATTATCAATAGATACTTTAGTTTTACCTGTACCCATCTCCATAAGATAGGCGTATACTTCTTTTTCAGCTCCATTGATTAAAGCTTCTCTTTGATGTTCAAACGGTTGTGTTTTATATTCATACATATGGTAGGTATTTTACAATCCTACTATTGACATTGCAAGAAAATAAGAATATCTTTGAGTTTCTATAAATAAATATAGGAGGGTCCTATGGATCTTGAAGCACTATCTACGGTAAATGTAGATACAGCAATGACAACAGACATTGCAAAAGAGTGCAACAAGTTAATAGAGACTCAGAAAGAAGTAGCAAACATGGAAGAGCAGTTAAAGAAGCTAAAGGAAACAGAGCGAACCCTTTCTGAGCAGTCTATACCTAACTTGATGCGTGAAGCTGGTATTAGTGAGATTAAACTTGAAGATGGCACTGCTATCGGAGTAAAACCTTACTATGCCGCAAGTATTTCTAAAGCTAAACAAGACGAAGCCTTTACTTGGTTGCGTGACAATGGCTTTGGAGATTTGATTAAAAATAATGTGATACTCCAATTTGGTAAAGCACAAGATGAAGATGCAAATAATCTTGTAACTGAACTGAAAAGTAAAGGTCACAATGTTTCTCAAAAAATGAAAGTAGAACCAATGACACTAAAAGCCTTTGTTCGTAATGAAATAGAAGAAGGGCGAGAAGTGCCAATGGATTTATTTGGCATTTTTGTTGGAAACAAAACCACGATTAAAAGTTAATGGAGAAAAAAAAATGACAGATAAGAAAGTTGCGAAAGCAAAAAATACAGCGGTGTCAGTAGATACTATTTCTGACCTTGAAGCATTTGCTGGACAAGGCACAGAAAATATTGGAACAAGAGATGTTAAGTTACCAATCATAAAATTGCTGACAAAAATATCACCTGCCTTGGATGAAGACAATGCCAAGTATGTTGCGGGTGCAAAACCTGGAGACATGTTGAACGAAGTCACTGGCTCAATTTACAAAGGTAAAGAGGGTATGCTTGTTGTTCCTTGCCACTACATCAACACATTCAACGAATGGGCAGATCGTGGGTCAGAAGATTCAACTGGTGCACCATTCGCTATTCACAGAGATCCTACGGTGATGAAAGATACCAAGAGAGCTGATGACGGTAAAGATAGATTATCAAACGGTCACTATATTGAAGATACAGCTAATCACTTTGTATACATTCTTAACGAAGAGTACAAACCTATTGAGACAGCTTTAATTACAATGAAGTCAACTCAAAAGAAAAAATCTAGGTTATGGAACACTATGATGATGTCTAAAAAGATGGAAGGCAGTAAAGGGTTTTTTACTCCACCAACATGGGCTACTGCGTATAGACTTACTTCTATACAAGAGGAAAACTCTAAAGGTAAGTGGTATGGTTGGGCGATAAACTTTGAGCGTTTTCTTGATCAACCTACTGACAGCGATACCCTTAAAGTAACTCAAGGGTTTAGTGAGAGTAGTAAGAAAATGGACATAGCTAACAAAGTTGATTATTCAGAGGATGGCGTTAAAGATGCAGTTGTTGTTGGAAAAAACAAGCCTGAAGCTGTCTCAAAAGACTCCGATTTTGAAGACGGTAATGTACTCTTCTAGTCATGCACAAAGAATTATTTTCTTTATTTGAAGGAGATGATAGTTCCTACTTGAAGTCCTCACTTACGGGTGAGGACGACGAGAGGGGCAAGAAAGGTGCACAATATGTCACTGTAAAAGAATCTCTAACCGCAGAACTCTGGAAAGAACACCTTGACGGTAAGACTCGTATCGGAGTCAAACCTGAAATCGGTGACGAATGTTTTTGGGGTTGTATTGATGTAGACCCAAACAATTACAAAGATTACTCTGAGAAAAAGTATGTAGAGATAATTGCAAAATATAAATTACCTTTTGTGCCCGTAAAATCAAAGTCGGGTGGTTTACATATATTTGTATTTTTTAAACAAAAAGCAAAAGTAATAAAAGTAAAGCAAAAGCTTAATGAGATAAACGAACAATATTTTTTATCTGATGAAGTTTTTCCAATGAACAAAGCCGTTAATATGCCGTATTTTAATTGTAATGCCACAATGGAATATGGTTTTGACGATAGTAACACACCAATGATGGTTGGTCGTTTCATTGAATTTGCTAACAAAAGAAAGATTGACCCAGATGAATTTTATGAGTTTTCAGTGGCAGAATATGATGCCGAAAGTGAGTGGTCACACTATCCCCCTTGTGTGCAAAAATTAGTTCAAGAGGGTTGGTCTGGTAATAATCGTAATAATTATTTATTCAATGTCATGGTATTAGAGATGAAAAAAAACCAAGGTTTGTCTCTACAACAAATAGAAGAAGTTGCTTTTGAACGAAACAGTCAAATTTTTACAAAGCCTTTGGGACAGAATGAAGTTACTAATTTGTGTAAATCCGTACATAAACAAGGATATGAATTTCAATGTCCACCTAAACACCCAGAGTTTCAACCTATTTGTAACAAAGAATTATGTAAAACAAGACGACTTGGCATTGGTGAGGCAACACCTGACATTATTGATAAGTTTGACAACATTACTTATATCATGGATACCAAAACAATTTTTTATGAATTTGATTATGAGGGTAAACATGTGATGATCACTCCTAGTGATATGAAAGATGAAAAATCTTTTCGGGTCAAACTTCTACAATATAAATTATTTTGGATGTCTTTACCTAAACCAAGAAAAGGTCCAGTGCCTTTTGAATTGTTAATGAAAGGCATTGTTGAGAAAGCAATTGAGAATAAAGATCATTTGTATGAGGACACTGTTGAAGAAGAACGATATAGAGTTTTAAAAGATTTTTTTGAATCTCACATTGAACAAGATAAGTTTGACAAACTAAAAGATGGTTATGTCGTGTTGGATTCTAAAAGTAATATTTGTTATTTTAAAAAGATTACCTTATCTAACTTCTTGAAAAAAAAGGCAAATGGGGTATTTAACACTCCCGCTGATGCTCTTCGTCTGTTAGAATGTAAGCGTAAGGATTATCACGAGGGAGAGAAAAATATATGGTGGGTGAAGATGCCAGACTTTGTGAGTCATCAAGCAATAAAAAGCAAATCCAAAACAAAACACGCAGTAAGTGAAATTGACGACGATTATCATGCAAAATTCAGGACTGGAAAAACAGAAAGCTCTGCACCACAAGACCATTAAGATATTTGGTCCACCAGGTACAGGTAAAACACACACTTTGATAGAGCGTGTATTAAAAGGTTATTTGAAAAAAGGGGTGCACCCAAACAACATTGCTTTTATTTCATTTACCAATAAAGCTGTTAACACAGCACGAGATAGAGCATTAGCTGCCTTTCCACAGTTTACAACAGAAGACTTTACTCGTTTCAAGACATTACATAAATATTGTCGTCGTTACTTCAAAGAAGAAGTGTTTGATCCAAAGAACTGTATGTTGGACTATGCTATGGAAGCTAAGATTATTAAAACATCTGACACTCGTTTAGCTGATGATAACTTTACTTATAAGGATTGGTCGTTGGGTGTGTATGACAAAGCACGGAACATGATGGAAGATCCAAGACTAACTTATAAGAAAGAGTCGTACAAAAAAGATAATATGGATATTTATTTACGAAAGATATCAACTTACGAGCACTATAAAAAAGATTCGTTTATAGATTTTACGGACATGATTTTAAGAGCAGTAGATGAAATAAACTTTCCACCTCTAGATGTTTTAATTTTAGATGAAGCACAAGACTTTACACCATTGCAGTGGTCAGTCATTTACAAAATGGCGGACAATGTAAAACGCATTTATTTAGCGGGTGATGATGATCAAGGTATTTACCGTTGGAATGGTGCAGATCCAAAATACTTCACAACTTACTTTCCTGGGAGAAAGGTTATCTTAAGAAAGACTCGCCGTTTTGGTGAGGCAATACATCATTTTTCTAAAGTTATTCGCCGTGGTATTTTAGACAGTGTTGAAAAAGAATACGACTGTCAAGACAAACAAGGCACGGTAAAACGATATTTAAGTTTTCAAGAAGTTCCAATTACAGAACTCAAAGGTACTTGGTATATTTTAGGTCGTGTCAACACAACAGTGAATGAATTGCGTATGTGTGCTAAAGAATCAGGTTTATATTTTTCTAACAACTCTGGCACAAAGTCTTTTGATAAAAAACAATGGATTGCAATTAAAGCCTGGACTCGTTTGTCTAACCAAAAACCATTGAACCGGGAGTCAGCGGAAACTATGTATCAATACTTGCGTGATATAAAAGATCCAGATTATAGAACTCAAAAGTTTTGGTTGAAAATGCCAAATGCTGATATCTATGATTTTGATTATTTGGTTGAGTTTTGTGGTCTTGATTTACCTGTGGAAACAAAAGAACTAGTATGGTGGAAAGTGTTACAGCGTAACTTTAAACCTGAACAAGTAAATTATTTTGTGCGTTTGTTAAAAAATTACGGACAAAAAGCTTTAGATAAAGAACCACAAATTATTATTGACACCATTCATTCGGTCAAAGGTGGAGAGGCGGACAATGTTTTATTGTACTCAAAAACAAACTGGCCTTCTGCTTTTAGTCATAAGAACCGAGAAGAACAATCTGACGAAAAACGAGTGTACTATACAGGAGCAACAAGGGCTAAAGATACATTACATTTATTATCAACCGATCATCAATATAACTACCCTATGGGAGAAGATTATTTTGTTTACTTACAGGAGAGTAAATATGAACAGTGATGGATTACAGTTAAACTTTAGTTTTAAAAAATCAATATGGTCAGCTCCCAGTGAGTACAAGGATTTGAGTGGATATGATGAAATCGCTATTGACTTGGAGACTCGTGATGATGGTATTAATTCAGGTATGGGTGCAGGTTGGGCTACGAAGTCTGGTGAGATTGTTGGCTTTGCCGTTGCCGTTGCGGGTTGGCAAGGTTACTTTCCTTTTGGACATTTGGGTGGCGGTAATTTAATTAAGGAACAAGTTTGGCAATACATGAAAGATGTATGTGCTTTGCCAGGAACAAAGATATTTCACAACGCTCAGTACGATGTGGGTTGGCTACAAGCCTCAGGAATCACGGTTCACGGAACAATTGTAGACACGATGGTAGCGGGTGCATTGATTGATGAAAATAGGTATAGCTATGCACTAAATAGTTTATCAAAAGATTATTTAGGTGAATTAAAAGCAGAAACTGAATTGATTGAAGCTGCACAACAGCATGGAGTAGATCCAAAAGGGGAGATGTGGAAATTACCCGCAGAGCATGTAGGATTTTATGCAGAACAAGATGCAAGACTTACTCATATGTTGTGGCAAAGATTTAAGGTTGAGATACAAAATCAAAGTTTAAACACTATATGGAATTTAGAGAGTAAGTTATTACCACATTTAATTAATATGCGTATGCAAGGTATTAGAGTAGATGTTGATAAAGCAAACCAACTTAAAAAGGATTTTTCAAAACGAGAGAAAACAGTTTTACACGATATAAAGAAATTAACTGGAACTGATGTAGATATATGGGCAGCAAGACAGATTGGTCATGCGTTTGATAAGCTAGGTATTGATTACCCTAAAACAGCAAAATCAAAAGAACCTAGTTTTACGGCACAATGGTTGAACAACTCGCCACATAAACTTAGTAAATTAATAGTCCAGGCAAGAGAACTTAATAAGTTTCAAAACACTTTTATTAATTCTATTTTGAAGTTTGAACATAACGGTCGTATTCACGGTGAGATAAGACAACTTAAAAACGAACAAGGTGGTACAACTACTGGCAGATTAGCGATGTCTAATCCTAACTTGCAACAACTACCTGCCCGGAGTAAAGAGTTTGGACCACTGATTAGAGGTTTGTTTTTACCTGAAAAAGATTGTCAGTGGGGTAGCTTTGATTACTCCCAACAAGAGCCAAGACTTGTGGTGCATTATGCTGCTAGTGTAGGTGATGGTTTTGCGGGTTCAAAAGAGTTAGTAGAAGCTTATAAAAAAGGTGATGCTGACTTTCATCAAACGGTCGCTGATTTAGTTGGTATTGATCGTAAACAAGCAAAGACGATTGGTTTAGGTTTAATGTATGGCATGGGTAAAAATAAATTGGGTACACAATTAGGTGTGTCAAATGATGAAGCCCATGACTTAATAAATTTATACAATAGAAAAGTTCCTTTTGTAAAAGAGCTGTCTGATATGTGTATGAAAAAAGCAGACAATGAAGGTGTTATTAGGACTAAATTAGGTCGTAAATGTAGGTTTGATATGTGGGAACCTCGTGATTTTGGTATACATACAGCAGAGCGTTTTGAAAACGCATCGGCTAAGTACGGTCAAGCAAACATCAAAAGAGCATTTACTTATAAAGCACTCAACCGTTTAATACAAGGTAGTGCGGCCGATCAAACCAAACAAGCTATTCTTAATTGTATTGAATTAGGACATCAACCTTTATTACAAGTGCATGATGAACTATGTTTTAATGTAGAGAGTGATAAACAAGCCAAACAAATTAAAGAAGCTATGGAAACTTGTGTGGAATTAAAAGTACCAAGTGTTGTGGATGTAGCATTAGGTAATAACTTTGGAGAAGCGGTGTGAAAGTAGAGGTGAAACAATGAATCATTTAGACTTTTGTTCAGGTATTGGTGGTTGGGCTTTGGCTTTTCGTGAGCTAGGTATCAACACGGTTGCCTTTTGTGAGATAGAAAAGTACCCAAGACAAGTATTGCAAAAAAACTTTCCTGGTGTTCCAATATTTAATGACTTAAAGGAGTTGACTTATGAAGATATCAAAGAAAGAACAGGAGTTGATGGCATTGACATCCTCACTTGTTCCTACCCCTGCCAACCTTTTAGTGTCGCAGGCAAACAAAAAGGCGAAGAAGATCCAAGACACCTCTGGCCAGACACTTTTAGACTTGTCCAAGAGTGCCAACCCACTTGGTTCGTTGGAGAAAATGTTAGTGGGCACATTAAACTCGGTCTTGACACCGTACTCCAGGACTTGGAGAGCGAAGGTTACGACACAAGGACATTTGTTATTCCAGCTTCATCCGTTGGTGCATGGCACCAAAGGCAAAGACTCTGGATTATTGGCTACTCCGAACACAATGGATCACTTGCCACCAAGAAGTCCAGAAAGCACCAAGAAACTACAAGAGGGACATCGCAAAGGCAGAACCAAGCCGAGCAATCTAAGGGAGCAAGTAGACCCAGAAACCATGAAAATGTACCCGACACCGACAACTCAAGAGATAGAACATCCAGACATGAAACTGACCGAGAACAACCGCAGACTGACCAAGGATGGCAAGAACAGTCACAGCTTGAATTTGGCGGACACAGTGAGAATGTATCCGACACCGACAGTAGGATGCGAGGAAGGGGGAGAACAGAGCAGCAGAGTAGAGCTTACCCCCAATGGCAGTTTTATTCTGAGGAAGAAGAACAAACCAGACAGCACATTCGGAGCGAAGTTGAGCGATGCGATGTTGTTTCTGGAGAAACAGAAGATGTATCCGACACCTCAAGCGTCGGATTGGAAGAACATGGACACAGCGAATCAGAAGATGTTATCCAACACCGTAAAGAAACTGTTTCCGACACCGACATCCAGGGATCACAAAGGTGGTTACCAAGGTGGGAGAATCAGGAAGGGGAAAGTGAGTTGGGACACACTGGATGTGGCAGTACAGCACACTTACAACAAGGAGAAAACTGGTGGCAAACTCAATCCGAACTTTGTGGAGTTCCTTATGGGATTTCCTATGAACTGGACAAAGGTAGAGTCGGAAGAATCAAAGGATTAGGTAACGCTATCGTACCTCAAATAGCCTGGTTTATTGGTAATGCTATAATTAACGCAGAAAAAAAGTCTTGAATGTCAGTCAATTTGATGTAATATTAAATTGTTTACTTACAACGGGAGACTTATGAACGAGGATCTATATAAATTATTAAGTGAAACGATGGAAAAGAATAATAAAGAAGTTTTTTCTTTGTTAAAGATTATCCACTTTTACGAAACAGTTTTATTTGAGCTTAAATTAATGACAGATAAACAATTGTTATTGAATGAATCTCAATCAAAAAAAGCTGAATTTGTTAAACAATTAATAGATTTAGCAGAAAATAGGACAGAAAAGTTAATGAATGTGAATCTTTATGATTTATACAAACAACAAGCTTTACTGCCAAAAAAAGCTATCACACGACCACAGCAACGCACAAAAATGCAACGCTCTCATTTGGATATTTATAAAGTGTATGATTCATTTGTATGTGGCGATGAAGTTAGTCTAAAAGATAGAAAACTTAACTGACAACTAGGGGGTAAATATGTTAGATAAACGAAAACTCACAGATCTTAAAAATTTTTGTGAATACGCAGAGAATTTACAAACTACGGTAGCATGGTTGACTATGTATCTTAAAACACATGAAAAATTAAATGTTACACAACACGATTGGGTTAAATTAGAAACTGCAAAAGAAACGGGAGTTAGTTTGGATCAACTCTTACAAAAGCACAGTTCTTTACTTGAACAACTGAATAAAGAACTTTAAGATAATAGTATATGGGAGTTTATTATGTCTTGTTTAAATAAAGAAAGATTACTAGAAGAGTTATATAATAAGTTTATTAATTTAGGTTTATCGGATATTGATGCCCAAATTGCTGCAGAGGTAGAATTAGAAAGCTATCCAGATTTACAAGTGGTAGACGAGTATTACACCGACATACCTTTTGAAGATTAATTTCATTGTCAAGCCCCCCGCTTGACCCTCTTGGATGACACACCTACCATTTTGTGTCATCCTTTTTTTTATGGAACCTAAAAAAACAATTAAGAACATAGATTGGAGTGAAGTATTTGACAAAGAATTTTTCGCTCAAGGTTTGGTTGACCCTGAAACTTTGTCTGGGTTTGAGCGTTGTCATTTTTTGAACACTTTGTATGAGGATTATCTCTTTTACGAAAAGCAAGGTTACGATGGTGAATTTTTACGCTTGTATGAAACTGCTCTATCGTATATGGTTCAGTTATATGGACACTAATATGATGTGCTTATGGACGAGAGTAATAAAAGCGTTGAATCTTATCAACTACACGCTGATTTTATAAATGATAACAGTTATCTCCCGGAAACACGCCTTTGGCGACGAGTCATTGCTCACGCTTTGGAAGATACTTTAATAGAAAGCCACGAACGAAAACCATCCGTTGCTAAAGCCATTGCTCACAATTGGATTTTAGAACAAGGTAGAGATTTTCAACACGCTTGTTACTGGGCAGATTTAGATCCAGACAATGTTCGTGATATTTACCTGCGATTGATACGCCAGGGCTTAGTCAGGTTTAGTAATAGACAGCTGAAATGGCTTGAATACCAGCGTTTATGGAAAAGATTGAACATGAGCCACGGATCAAGGCAAAAAAGGCAAATAAGGGCAAAAATAAGAGACCTACGCTGTTTAATTATGGAATCATCTACCACATACCACACCACATTGTTCATAGATCCTTTAAAAATATAACTAAAACTTGATTTACTGACACATTAATTATAACATTAGGGCGTTCTTTGTTTTTCTTTCATTGGAACATTGAACTCCTTGTTGTTTAAAGTTGGTTGAGGGGTACCTGGCTCATTTTGTTATCTTCCGGGTTATTAATACCAGGTATCCTGAAATCACATTCCATTTAGCATGGATGACAAGCTAACCACATAAATTGTTTTGGAGATATTATGAACTTTTACTGGTTGGCAAAAATTCGTGCTGCAAGAGGTACTCGTCGTTTATATTATAAAGGTTTGACATTGAATAAATAACTTGTTTTAAGTATTTGTTTTTGTTATAAACCTTGAATATGAGTCGTTATCATTATAAAACGCCCGACTATAATAAAAAATCTGCTAAAGGTCGTACACGCTCTGCTGACAAAATTGTTGACCTCACAGACCATTTTTTAGTTGAGTGGCATGTCATGATGGCGGGTCGTCGTTCGTTTTATGTTCGTGATGCTAAAGTTAACTGCCTGTTGGTCAATTATTCTAAAAAAGGCAGTCATTCTTACGCTTACGACTATCGTTCAGGTTCGGTGCATAAGTCAAAAGTCTTTGGTTACTTTCCAAGTATGACGGTAAGTGAAGCCAGGGAAAAAGCTCGTGAAATACAAAAGCGTTGTATTGAAGAGGGTTTGGAGTATGACGAGTTGTTTGAAGTACATCGTTTTCCTGCCATGATTTATTTTCTACAAAGTGATGACAAGATCAAGATTGGTAAATCCAATGATATTTGGAATCGTATGCGAGACCTGGTTGGCTCACAAGAGGGTGTTTTTTTATTAGGTATGCGAGAACAAAGTGATGTGATTACCGAAAGCAAGTTACACCACATTTACCGGGCTTTTCGTCAGCGAGGTAATGAATATTTTGAAAGAAATTACCTGTTATTAGAATTTATTCAGCGTTGGTGTGTGGCCAGAGCTAGTGATTCTGATATTAAAAAACTCCTTATAAGGCACGAAACCGAGCTTTATGTAGATAAATAACTACAAAACACTTGAAATTTGCTTACATTATGTTAAACTTTAGGTACTTTTAATAATGATGGAGAATGAAAATGGGTAGAGGCACACCAGAAGAAGATTTAAACACATACATGGACAACCAGGATCAGCTAGAAGCAGAACTTAATGAAGAAGAAAAACACGCAGAAGATGTAGCTTGGGGCATACATGAATATATAGATTCAGCACAACAAATGTTGTCTGCTAATTGTTCAGATGATATGGAAGTAAGTCATCAAGTAAATAATCATGTACTTAGGATTGATATCAATATGTCAGAGGTAGAGTCAGAAACATTGACAAAGTACATCAATAGTGTGGGTAGTAGATTTGTAAGAGTAAAAGTATTAGACGAGGATTAAAACTTAAGGAGATAGAATGGGAAGGAAAACTAAGTTAGAGCAGTATCTAACTGTTGAAGAGTTAGAGTCAAGACCTATGCGTGTAGATTTTGATGATGACCGTGAGTATCATCGTGCGTATGACAAGTGGTATAGGACCACGGGTCATGGATCAAGGGCAAAACGGCTCAATAATGAGTATCACTATGAAACAATAACCAAGGTTAAAAGGCAAAAAGCCAGGTTAGAAAAAAACCTGGAGACAGGATAATTTCCAAAATTCCAAAATTCTTATAATGTAGTTACTTACAAAAAAAACTTTAAAAGTAAAAAAGTTTTTAAATATATTTTAGGAAATTAGGAAAAATAAGCAAATATAGTATATATACAATACAATATATAATACATTATTAGGAATATTTTAGGAATAATTCCTAAAAAATAGGAATATATATACAATTTTCGATCGTTATTACTAGAAAAAGTTTTTATTTTTTTTATTTCTAAGTATTTACATTATAGGAATTTGGAATATAGTGTTGCTTATGGCTAGTAAATTAATAGAAAAGCGAACAGAAAAAGATTTGACCACCAAACAAAAGAAGTTTTTGAAACTACTTGTTAAAAATTGGGGTTCAATAAGCCAGGTTGAAGCTGCACAAAAAGCCGGGTATGGCAAAACTTATAGATCTGCCGCAACTATTGCCTCTAAAATGCTTGACGCAAGTATCAATCCACATATTGCTCGTGCTTTAGAAAATATGTTGGCAAAAGAATCTCAAAAATATGAAAAAGATAAGTTAAGAAGATATAAAACTTTTGAAAGATTAAGAGACGGTGCTGAAGTTAAAGGTCAGTATACTGCTGCAATTAATTCAGAGTACAGATCTGGGCAATTGGCAGGACTTTTTGTTGATAAAAAAGAGATCCAACATTCTACTCTTGAGGGCATGTCTCGTGAACAACTTGAACAGAGACTCCAGGAATTAGAATCTAAAATTGGGGCAAACACTATTGTAATTCAGGGTGAGGTTGTAGAGGAAAGTTAGTCTTTAGTTTTGATTTTCAACACACTGTTTTATGATACGAATATTTCTTAATATATCTTCTGGGTGAACTTCTATATGAGTTATGTTGTTTATATCTGTATGAATAATCTTTGCTTCAGATTCTTGAAGTAGTTTTTTTGTAAAAGCCTGGTAGTAAGCATTTTCAAACTTTTTTCTCACTTTTTTTGGCAAAGCAACATAAAAATAAATAAATTTATCATGATCTTCTGATGTTTCAATATCAAAAATATCAATTTCAAGTTTATTATGTTCGTTTAAATAAATATCCATAAATAAAGCACCTTATTTGTTTAAATTATACCTTTAATATGGTATTTTTCATCAAATATGTCAATAAATGAGTCAAAATTGTGGACTTTTATCAAAGAGAGTCAAAAAATACATAAAAACTGGCATTTTTTTAGGCTAGAAAGCCGTACTATCAACGGAATACCTGATGTTCACGGTTGCATGAATGGGCAACCTTTTTGGGTTGAATTAAAAGCCATAGATGCTAAAAATAAAGGACTTTCTAAATGGCAGTGGAATTGGCACATTGATTACCATAGAGCTGGGGGTAAATCATTTATTCTTAATGCCAATGACAAGGAGTCATGCTACGAAATTCTAGTGATCCGTGAGCCGAGGGACTTGGTCCTGGTTAAATCATATCCATATGACCATAACCATAACCATATCGCAACCATAACCGAGATCCTCATAACCATTTCTCAATCATAACCATAACCATAACCATAATCATATTTTATCTATACTTTTTCATATCCTGGTGATGCAACAGAATCAATAATCCTAAAGCTGTAAACATTAAACCTGTAGCAAAGCCAAAAATAAATACCATCATCATTGTTTTTCTCCATCATATTTTTCAATTACAGAATCATAAACCATAACCTGGACTTTTTTACCGGGATAGTTTTCCTGGGACCATTTTTTTATGGCCAGGTCAAGATAAGCATAGTCCTGGTCTTTAAAGTTTACCTGCCAGTGTAGCTTCAGGACTCTCTCACGAGAGTCCCTAACTGCTAAATTAATTTTCATCCTTTTGCCACCTCTATTTTTTCAAACTCCTTTTCCCAACCTACTCTTAAAACTGGGCAATCTTTGTCGTCGTTACTTGCGAACAATGCTCCACCATCATTTCCTTCATCATCTTGAGATGGATATATCCATGTGCCGTCGTCAAGTAATAAACAAATAGGGGCAGAGTCCCACCCCATTTCTTCACAATCTTCACTAGACATATATTGCACTTTTATAATCTTTTTACCGACAAAATCTTTCTCGGCTTTTTCCCACCATCGTGCATATCTATTTTTCATTTTGTACTCCTTAGTTATCGTTTAAAGAACCTAAAATATACCACATGTCAGCAAATATGTAAACTAGAAAAATACTACTTCTAGTTTCTTAACAAAACCATCTTCATAAGTAGCATAAACATCATAGCCACCATCTCCATATCCAGTTGACGATACCACTGCAATATCATAACCATTCTGTGCTTTCAATTGACCACCATGTTCCTTGTTGTAGCAAGTTTGATTACAAGCACCATTGTAAGAAAAACTGTTATCCACAACGGGTTCAATTTTTTCGTAAATACCTTTGCTAACCAGCTCATTCATAGTCATATCCCACTCAGGTATTACTTGCTCATAACTAGTAAAGTCTTTGTGAAATTCAAGTATTTTCCTTTTTGGTGTTTCATCAGAATAATTGCCTACTCTTTTGTAGACTCTTTCATCCTTGAAATCGTCATTTTTAAAGTCTTTTAAAT